AAAGGTAAGCCTTTTGGCGCAGTTCTAAAATCTGCCAAAAAGACTTATAAGGCGCGCGGAGGAAATCGTATTACTCCTCCTGATGTGGATAACAAAGACGCGGTTCCTTGGGATGCGAAATCGCCGCCACTAGCGGTTCAGGATGCAGATGCTTACCATTCAGTAACGCGCACTGAGGATGTACCCAAGGGTGGTCGTCGTCGTCGGTTTCGTCGGAGCTCCCGCCATAGTCGCAAGTAGATTCCAGAAAAAAAGAGTGTAAGGAACATATAAATACCAAATGGGTGGAGGTTTACTACAGCTTGTAGCCTACGGCGCCCAGGACGCATACCTTTCCGGCAATCCCCAGATCACGTTCTGGAAGGGTCTGTTTAAGCGCCACACAAACTTTGCGATGGAGCCTTTCCGTATTAATCTGACTGGCCAGGCTGCGTGGGGCGTAAAGCACTCGGCGCTCATTGGCCGCCACGCTGATCTACTGTACTCCACGTACATCGAGGTTGTTATGCCGGTCGGGACATTCAACAACGACCAGGGACGTCTGGGGTACAATCTAATCAAGTACGTTGAGCTGGATATTGGCGGGCAGCTCATTGACCGTCTGTATGGAGAGTGGCTGTACCTGTGGGACGCTCTATCAAGCGACCTGACGACATCCAAGAAGCTGTGGAACATGGTCGGTGGAGGTCCCAACACATCTTCGCTGACTCAGGCGTACAGTGACAGTGTGTACGTTTCCGCTACGGAAGGGGGTAGTCCAGAAGTCGCGGCTCTGGGTTCAAAGGCTACGACGGTTGCGTTCACGGACACGTCTGCTTGTATCAGCGGCACCGGCAACTCCGGTCACCCCGCTCTGCCGAATGTTCTGTACATCCCCCTCAACTTCTTCTACACTCGCAACCCTGGAGCTGCTCTGCCCCTTATTGCCCTGCAGTACCACGAGGTCAAGATCAACATTGAGTGGAATGAGGCCCAGGTTATTGCTGGTAACTTCAATAACGCCAAGTCACTGAAGCAGCCCGTTCAGGCAGCAGTGTACATTGACTACATCTACCTTGATACCGAGGAGCGCCGCCGCATGGCGCAGAACTCTCATGAGTATCTGATCGAACAGACCCAGTTCAACGAGGATAAGGGCATTTCGTCATACAACAACCGTATTGACCTGACCTTTAACCACCCCGTCAAGGAGCTGGTATGGGTTGTCCAGCCTACGTCGTACACCAACTGCTCGATTTCTAAGGCCTACAGCGGTACTCGTCTACAGCCATTCACGTACGACCAGGATGCAGTTTACGAGCAGCACCTCCAGATTAACGGACAGGATCGTATGGACCGCCGTTACGGCGACTACTTCAACTCTGTCCAGTCGTTCCAGCACCACAGTGGTATTTCTGCTACCGTACAGACGGCTACGAGCTTACCTATTCACCAGCCCGGTATTTACTCCTACTCCTTTGCTCTGCGCCCCGAGGAGCACCAGCCTTCTGGCACATGCAACTTCTCGCGCATTGATACGGCTACGATCGTAATGAACATGTCCGGAGGTGTGACTATCAGCGCCGATCTAGATGCGACGTGGGATGTGCGAGTGTACGCCGTGAACTACAATATTCTCCGCGTCATGAGCGGCATGGGCGGTCTGGCGTACAGCAACTAAACGTGAACTAAAAATCGAGATTGTTCAATCCCAAATTTTAATTTAATTTTCAAACTAAAGCAGGTCCCAAAACTGGGTTCTACTTTCCTTTAGAACATGTTCAGATCAGACATTGAAATTGAACTTTCCTTCTCTGACTCTTTTTCCAGCATCTCATGTACTGTACGACGCTCTTCTTCAAAGATCGCATGATCTTCTTCTGTTCCTTCAGGTAGTTTCGTTTCATCAATCAGGATATCCACGAACCCAGTTCCGCATGGCGGTTTTTGTCCGAACATGATGTTGGCTGACACGCCGCGCATATTATCCGATTCACCTGTAAGTGCAGCGTTAAAGAGATGCTTGGCCGTTTCCTCGAACGACGACTTGGCCAGAACACCGTTCTCCGTGTTCTTGGACATTCCTGCACGATCGGCCTTCAGGAAGAAGCCAGGGTACGTCATTGCATCTACGAGAGTAATCAGGTGATGGTAATTGATTGACGATCCAGCGAACGCTGTATTGAATTCGCGCATCAAGGCAATTCGGGCCGCTTCAATTCCAAACACATCCTTGATCTGATGAATATCGTTAGAGAACGAGCGCAGAGGATCAGTGTTCGCAACCGTTGACAGATCAAGAAGATTCGTACCCTCAATATCCAGTACCCACTGTGGAGCCGCAACGTACCCTCCAGTCTTCTCATCGTACGTCAGCTCGTCTTTGACTTCGCGGGGGTATACGCGCCCTACACCCTCAATACCCTTTAGGACAGTATCCAGCAACTTATCCTCAATGAATCGCAGAGCCAGAATGTTCTTCACAACATCCGCTGCAAACACGATACGCATCACCAGCTTCCCAGGAGCATTCGTATCAGAGTGAATGCACTCAAACACTTTCAGGACACGATTGTTCTGGATCTTGGCTGCGATCATAGTCATATCAATCACGTTACGCGCCACCATCTCCATATCGTCAAATTCTAGGCGGACTACCCAGGGGGACGTACACAACTGACCATTTGTTACAGAGAACTTCTGGTACGACTGGAGAATGTCGCGATCTTCTTGGACATACGTGTTCTCCGACAGCGGATTAGGATCGTAATAAATGCGCACGGACTTCGTGATATCACGCAACGTAGTTTTTTGGATGTCGCGCTTCTTAGCGATCGCTGCGTCCTGCGATCCAGCTACGGAAGCATCCAGATAAATTGTGTCAATAGGCGTCTTAGGGTTCGGAGAAGCACTCAGAAGCTCCATAATACGTGGCACACCTCCAGTAGCGTTTGCAGCAGACGTACCGGCTGAGTGGAAGGTGTTCAGGGTAAGCTGCGTCGTAGGCTCGCCTACTGACTGAGCAGCCATTGTACCTACCATTTCGCCCGGATGAACCTTGGACTTAATGTACCGGAAATGAATATCCTTCAGCATTTCGTCAAACATCGCCTTGGTTAGACGCATCTTGATAATCGATTTCTTGGGTGCAAAGTGGTAGCGCAAGAGAATATGGAACAGCTTATTGTGACGAGCGAATGGCTGTGAGCACATCTTGTCCAGTTCGTCAACCACGTACACTGGTGTCAAATCCGTCTTGACCGAGTACGGGTTCTGGTACTTTTCTACCATGCGCTCAAAGTGAACTGGGGCAAATACCGTATCTTCCTTGCGGAACCGGAACACGTTACGTACGAGCGTATCACGGTCCTCAATAATCTTATCGACCATATCGTGGAACTCCTTGACTTCACCTTTAACAACCGCCGAAATATCGTCAGCGGAAATCGCGAAGTCCCGGAAGATCTGTTCCATAGACATTAGAGCAAGCGGCAGAGTCTGCTTCTCAACACATACCGAATCAATTCCGTCACCGCCGTAATTGAATTGCACGATAGCGCCATTGACGTTACGTACTGTTCCATCATACTCTACGTGAATATCCTCCATCGTCTTTACCAATCGGCGCTGGATGTACCCTGAATCCGAAGTCTTGATAGCCGTATCAATAAGACCTTCGCGACCACCCATAGCGTGGAAGAAGAACTCGGCGGGACGAATTCCACCAATAAAGTTGGACTCTACAAATCCACGAGATTCTAGACCGTCATCGTACTTGTGGAAGTGGGGAAGCGTGCGGTCCTGTAGGGTGTACTGAATACGCTTACCGCCCACCTGCTGCTGCGACAGCAAAGCCATCATCTGACCAATATTCAAATCACTTCCCTTAGCGCCCGACTTTACCATCTGGTACATCCGGTTATCTTTTGGCAGCTTGTTCATCACTTCAGTATAAAGCTTATTCGTCGTTTCGCCAATTACCTTCATGATCTGATTCTCCAGTTCCTCGCCGTTTTCGCGACCGTCAGAGTTTAGGAACGTGCCTGCATGAACAGAAGACATAATGTCCGCAATCTTCTGCTTACAATCAGACATCGTCGTCTTGATCAACTGATCAGTCTCGGCATTCACAATCAGATCTGAAGGACCGACAGAGAATCCGGAGAACAGGTTGTACTTCGTGACAATGTTCTGGATATCGTTAATGAACTGTCCTGCGCGCTTCGGACCGAAATCGTTGTAGATTACGTGGATGGCACCCTTTGATGCAGAACCGTACGCACCCTTACCCATCACTCCGGACTTCAGTTCGCCATTCACGACCTTGGCTTCGCCATTCAAGTTCATCAGAGGAAACGTCGTGGACATCAGTTCCTTGCCGGTAATTGGCCGGTCCTTGCGGCGGTACGTGGACAGCGGCTTCTTCATTCGCGCCATAATGTTCATCGCAATGTGTTCTGGAACTTCTACGTGATCTTGGCTGACACGGAACGAACCTGTGAGAGTATCCTGAATAATCTGAATAATTGGCGAGTTCGTGCGTGGCGAAATGATCTGGTTCAGGACGGTAGCCAGAGTTTTTAGTTCAGTCGCGGAAGCAATACTTTGAGGCACATGCATGTTCATTTCATCACCGTCAAAGTCTGCATTGTACGGCTTGGTGGCAGAAACGTTGAGGCGAAAGGTAGAGAACGGCAGGACACGGACACGATGGCACTCCATCGAAGCCTTGTGTAGAGAAGGTTGGCGATTAAATAGTACTGAATCACCATCAATGAGGTGACGATGTACTACATCACCCTGCTTCAGATCAATTGTTTCAGGATTAATGAATTTCAGATTTACGGACCGATCATCGTGCTTGATGTACACAGACTTTGCGCCGGGGTACTTTCCGGGTCCATTGCGGACATAGGACATTAGACGATCACGATTATAACTCGTGACAATCTCGGGAAACGTCAGGTTCCGTGCGATTTCTTCCGGAACACCTAGTTCGTCCACATCAATGTTTGCGTCCGGCGTAATAACCGAACGAGCCGAGAAGTCGACGCGCTTACCCATAAGATTACCGCGGACACGACCAGTCTTGGCGCCCAACCGAGATTTCAGAGTCTTTAGAGCGCGACCAGATCGCTGAGCGGCTGGGGGAATGCCTTTGATATCGTTATCCACATATGTTGCAACATCAAACTGCAGAATATCTGTGTACTTATCAATCATATCTGCCGAATCACCCTTGTCAATCCGATCCTGCAGCTTCTGGTTATTGCGAACAATATCGATGAGTTTGTGTGTCAAATCATCTTCCATTCGCTGGTTATCGTCCATAATTACGGACGGGCGAACTGTGAGTGGGGGAACAGCCAGAACTGTGCACACCATCCAATCGGGACGACTGAATTTAGAATTGAATCCAATCAGGTCAACATGACGGTCAGTAATGCGCTGAAACGTCCGCAAAACCATTTCAGGCTGCAGCGGAATTGGGTCACCCTCGTCATACGTCTTTGCCTGTAGCTTGGCGATTGTACCCTCTTCCTTCACGACCTTTGCGATAGTAGGCGAGTTGCAATGCGCACATGCCGACGTTTCCTTCAGCTCGTGAGTCTTGTAATCGGCAGTACGTTCACGCACGGCATTGAACCTGTCCATACCTTTCAACTTTCCTGCGATTGACTCAAGTTCTTCGTCGGGAAGGTACGGGTTCGAGCAGTTCAGACATACTATCTGCAAGACCTTGATCACCTGATCAATGAACTGGTAAAGGTACACTGGCCGAGCTAGTTGAATGTGTCCGAAATGACCGGGACACAGAATGTTGTTCTGCTTACAGGTCGGACAGATCTTGCCGTTCTCAATTACACCGAACCGGGAATCAAAGACTCCGCCAGCCACCGGCTGATCCTTGTTCTGATGCGTCTTGTCAGTAATGACATGAACGACACTGCGCTTGACGATTTCATCGGGGTTTGCGATTCCGAACTGGACACCGATGATAACGTCGCCCATTATTGTATTAGTCTGTATAGTCTTTAGATTCATTCTTCCATTTTTCACGCCTTGGTAACTTTCAACGTAAGTTTCCAAAAATCATCGTCAAACAAAACATCTTTCACTAACTCTTTCGGGAACTCTGTTTCCAAATATTCTCGCCAAGACTCGAAGTCGGGTCCGAGCCGCTGAGCGAATTTCTTTTTGTCTTTGATTTTGAGCCGTTTCAAATCTTGGAAAATACGGTAACAGAAATCTTTCACTAGCGACGAATTATCGCTTTCTTCGCGCAGAATCCGCATGGCGGAATACCACTCTTCCATCCTATTACAATTTCGGTTGAAAGAATAAATGGCAGGTAAAACTCGGCGCGTTAAACGTACAGGCGGGGCTACAGTGGAAGATGAAGCATTATTCGCGGCAATTCGTAGTAAAAATCTAGCTGGTGTTAAAGCTGCACTTGACGCTGGTGCTTGGGTTGATTCGCCAGCCTCTGGTCTTGGTTCACCCCTACAAGCAGCTATGTATAGCCGTAGCCCAGAGGGACTGGATATTGCACGCGAACTGATAAACCGCGGCGCTGACATTAATTTGTATAGGAAAGGTACTACCCCATTACATGTCGCCGCCCGAATTCGTAACAAAGAGATGGTAAAGCTTCTTTTAGAAAAAGGAGCAAACCTAAATATACAGGATGAGTTTCGTAGAACGGCATCCGATATAATGAAAGAGCAGCAACAGAGAATAGCTCAACGTCAAGCTGTAGCAGTCACTGGAGCCCATCCTGAATCAACGATGCCCAATCCAGATGTAGCAAGTATGGTCGGTAAGTTCTTGGGTGGTAAGCGCAAAACCCGTAAGCAAAAACGCAAGACCGGTAAACGCAAAACTCGCAAATAGATAATGGTGGGAAGCAAAACTCGGCGCGTCAAGAAACGTGGTGGTGCCGGAGACTATATCGTCTTATCTGGCGAAGCTTTGGACAAGTTGCGCGCAATGTCGGCTTTTGTTGATACCAGTGCAAAGTATGGATTAGATGCCACTGGCGCTTTACGAATCAATCGGTCATTACTACCTGGTGCTGCGGGCAATCTTCTTCAAGATCTAGCTAAGGGAAACAAGGTTGGATACGTCAGCAACGGAAAAGTTGTGTTTGATGCATCCTTGGGGTACGATGAACGATCTTTGCGCGATGCCATGAAGTACCTTCTTATCGGTACTCCGGGCAAAGAACTTGATACGTTAGTTGAGAATGGATATATTGGAGAGGAACCCGTTACGGATGTAGCTCCTCCTCGTGCCCCAAAACTTGCCCCCAAAGTTCCGTACGTTCCTAAACAGCCGCCGCCCGACAACTTTTTTGGCGACTTCTTGGGCGGTGCGCGTCGTAAAACCCGTAAGCTGAAACTCAAATCCATCAAGCCATCGCACAAAAAGGAAAAGAAATGGGATGCGACATTTATTTACCCTGACGGACACCAGAAAGTTGTACCGTTCGGAGCCAAGGGAATGTCAGATTACACGAAACACCGCGATCCAACTCGCAAACAGCGTTACCTAAAACGCCATTCGGGAATGGGTGAGAGTTGGCAGAAACCCGATACGCCCGGAGCTCTGGCTAAATGGGTTCTGTGGAATAAAAAGACTTTAAGGGCATCAATTGCTGATTACAAGCGCAGATTCAAGTTGTGAAATGCCCGACAAATTGCGGGAATAACTTACAATATCAGTAATACGCCGAGGACCACATAAGGCATACTTCTTAGTCAGTAAACTAAAAATTGATTGATCGTGACGATGTTCTTGGAACCCAGGTAAATTGGGGAATAATGATGGGGAATCGTCAATCAGATGGTAATCACAACCAATATCGTACCATTCGTCTACGAGCTTTCGCGTCTTATCGTTCACATGAAACAAAATAGCTCCTGCTTGATGCTGTGGACTGTATAAATACTGGTGCTTTGACATACCAAGTCGAATAACAAGATCCATCTTCGTCCAATCAAATTCTAAACAGTTCGGTTCAATAATAATATTTTGTGTCTTGGAATACTCAAAATATTGTTTCATCGTCTCCTTTTTACGTACATCAATTTCACATCCGCAGTCCAAGTACATCAACGTATCTCCATCCTTCATGCTTTTCATAGTCTTCTTAATGAGGTAAGGTTTCCATAACCAGTATCCGTATCCTCTAGGATTTCTTTGGATAAACTCTGAGTGCTTCCCCCAAAAATCCCGGTCGGATTTCAAATCAGTATCTGAAAACGCCTTGATTTCATCAAAATTCCCAATCTCCAACGCCTGTTGGACTAATCGGTTCGACGCGTCCTTGTACTTCTGCCCTCCTGCCCCAAACGTTATCAAAGTATTCATTTATTTGATAAAGACTGAACCATTTAAAGTTGTTTAATCTTAGTTTATAATGAACGTTGTGTTGGTACACATAGGCGACGGATTTCCAGGGCATCTGCCTTATTGCCTAACTCAGCTCCAGCTCTTTGTGAAGTGTCCAATCCATCTTATTGTCAATCGTATCCACATAAACAAGTTCAACATCCCAAACGTATTTGCGCTTGAGGATCTTGTTTCAAGTGACGAACATAACGTTTTCAAGAAGTCATTTTCGTTACAAAAAGGGTTCTGGCAGTATGCGACTGAACGCTTTTTCTATCTCCACGAATACGCTAAGCTCAAGAACTTGAAAAATATTCTTCACATTGAGAACG